CTTACCTGATCACGGTAAAGCTTTAGAAGTAGGTAGCTACATGGGTGAGTCGACTCAAATGATAGCTGCTAGTGGTATATTTAGTGAGATACACAGTGTTGATCCATTTAAAGGTACTGAAGAATTTAATAAAGAGTTTGGTTATACGTGGTCAAAAGTTAAATCAGAGTATAATAAAAATACAAGATACTTTAACAATATATACCATCATCAAGGTTATAGTTATGATGAAGTACCTAAGTTTCCACAAGGTGAGTTTGAATTTATATATATAGACGCGAGTCATAAGTATGAAGATGTAAAAAAAGATATTGAATTATGCCTACCAAAATTAAAATATAAAGGTATAATAGCTGGCCATGATTACAGCTGGTCAGACGTTCAAAAAGCAGTTGACGAAAAGTTTAACCCAGAAGAAGTAATAGTATTCTTAGATTCTTCATGGGCATATATTAAAAATTAAATTAAATAAAATGAGTAATATAAAAGGCAGGCAAATTGGTAAAATTACTGCAGATGAATTAAAGATAATTCAAGATCAACAAAATAAAGTAAATAGCATCTTAGTAGAAATAGGATACCAAGAGTCAAGAAAGCATGCGTTGCTTCACGACTTAGCTGAAACAAATGAAATTATAAATAGCACTAAAAAAGAGTTAGAGAATAAATATGGACACATAGATATTGATCTTACTACAGGAGAGTGGAAAAAACATAGCGATGTCAAAAGTAATAAGAAAGATTAGTATAGGTTCTGATTACAAAAATGATGCTATGCATTATTCTATAGGTCAAGAAGTATATGGAGGCCATACTATTAATGATATTTTATTTGAAGATACAGATCAATCATATAACATTTATATAAGTAAAAACAATGAAGTATTACCGTGGAAGAAATTTAATAGTAATATGGCAATATCTGTAGAGTACGATTTAAAATATTAATGAAAAGTTTATACAACTTTATTGTTAAACCTTACAAATCAAGGTATGACAATACAAGAAAGATAGGTGACAAAACACTTATCATTAATACCACCATAGAGAACCACCGATTCGTGAGTAAAGAAGCAGTTGTTGTTTCGGTGCCAGCTGCTTTCGACTCACAAATAAAACCAGGTGATAAAGTTTATGTACATCATAATTTATTTAGAAGATGGTATGATCAAAAAGGCAATGAAAGAAATAGCTCATCGTATTTTAAAGATGATTTATATTTTGCCTCTATGGATCAAATATACATGTATAATGGCGCATGCCATTTAAATTATTGTTTTGTTAAACCAGTTTTAAATAACAATAATCTAGACGTGATTAAAGAAGAGCCTAATGTTGGTATAGTCAAATATACTAATAGCTCCTTAGAAGCCGTAGGAATAACACCTGGAACACTTGTAACGTTTACACCAAGCTCTGAATTTGAGTTTATAATAGGTGATGAACGTTTGTATTGTATGAAATCAAATGATATAGCTATAACTCATGAAAACGAAGGAGACAAGAAAGAATATAATCCAAGCTGGGCGAAAAGCAGTTGATGAGTTAGTTAAAGTTGCTAAAGAGCCTATAGTAGATACGGGTGAAGATGTTTCAGCTGATAGACTAAAGAATGCTGCAGCAACTAAAAAGCTTTGTATTATGGACGCTTTTGAAATATTACAAAGAATAGAAGAAGAAGAGGATATATTAAACGGAACTACAAAAGAAGTTAAAGAACAAAAAACTTTTAGAGGTTTCGCAGAAGGGAGAAGTAAGTGAGTTACGAGCAAACACTTTGGAAAGAAATTAAGGACGTTGTAAATCCTAAAATATTAGCTAAAAACAACAGATATAAAAAGTGGGAGTATGGTTATAACGTGGAGTATGATTTTGTAGTAATAAGTAAAACAGGTAAAATTGGATCAATTATCGAAATACAAGGTCTCCGCATTGCTTTACCAACAGCAGATGAACCGTATAAACGAAGCAAAAAACAAGAGGAACAATATTGGGAAAGATTTGACTACCCAAAAGAAATTCAAAGAATAAAAAGTAGATTTGATTGGGAAGAATACCCATTAGATTTTAAAGAAAAATGGTACGATTATATTGACAATGAATTTACTAGACGAGAACATGGATTTTGGTTTTGTAACAACGGTATTGATACTTACATTACTGGTACTCATTATATGTACTTGCAATGGTCAAAGATCGACATTGGAGCTCCTGAATATAGAGAATCAAACAGACTCTTCTTTATATTCTGGGAAGCTTGTAAAGCAGATAAAAGATGTTACGGCATGTGCTACCTTAAAAACAGACGATCTGGATTCTCTTTTATGGCAAGCGCAGAACTTGTCAATCAAGCTACAATATCCTCTGATGCTAGATTCGGCATACTTTCCAAGTCTGGATCAGATGCCAAAAAAATGTTTACAGATAAAGTTGTCCCAATATCCGTTAATTATCCGTTTTTCTTCAAACCAATTCAAGACGGTATGGATCGGCCGAAGACTGAGTTGGCATATAGGGTTCCGGCATCCAAACTTACTAGAAGAAAGTTGGAAACGAATGAACAGCTTGCAGAACTAGAAGGGCTTGATACAACTATTGATTGGAAAAATACAGGTGATAACTCTTACGATGGTGAAAAGCTAAAGCTATTAGCACACGATGAAAGTGGTAAATGGGAAAGACCTGATAATATATTAAATAACTGGAGAGTTACAAAAACTACACTACGTCTAGGATCAAGAGTTGTAGGTAAGTGTATGATGGGCTCAACTTCAAATGCTTTAGATAAAGGTGGAGACAATTTCAAAAAACTATACTACAATTCAGACGCTACTAAAAGAAATAAAAACGGACAAACAACTTCTGGACTCTATAGCTTGTTCATACCTATGGAGTGGAACTACGAAGGATTCATGGATACTTACGGACTTCCTATCTTCACATCTCCGGCAGATCCAATCAAAACAATTGATGGTTCAACTATTACGACAGGAGTTATCAAGCACTGGGAAAATGAAGTTGAAGGATTAAAACACGATCAAGACGCATTAAACGAATATTATAGACAGTTTCCAAGAACTGAAAAACATGCTTTTAGAGACGAAACAAAAGATAGTTTATTTAATCTTACTAGAATATATCAACAAATAGACTATAACGAAGAAGCTAATCATATTGTTTCTGTAACTACAGGTAGCTTTCAATGGCTTAACGGTATTAAAGACACTCAAGTAATGTTTTATCCAAATAAAAATGGTAGATTTAAAGTGTCTTGGGTGCCACCAGTTGAATTACAAAATAAAGTATTATTAAAAAATGGAACAAAATATCCTGGTAACGAACACATTGGAGCTTTTGGCTGTGACAGTTACGACATTAGCGGTACTGTGGATGGTAAAGGTTCTAAAGGAGCACTACATGGATTAACTAAATTTAGTATGGAAGATGCTCCGCCAAATCAATTTTTCTTAGAATATATAGCAAGACCTGATACTGCTGAAACATTCTTTGAAGACGTTTTAATGGCGTTAGTTTTTTATGGCATGCCAATACTAGCTGAAAATAATAAACCAAGATTATTATATTATTTAAAGCGTAGAGGCTATAGAGGTTTTAGTATTAATAGACCTGACAAGCTATATAATAAGCTATCTCCAGCTGAAAGAGAAATAGGTGGTATACCTAACTCAAGTGAAGATATTAAGCAAGCGCACGCTGCTGCTATAGAATTTTATATAGAAAACCATGTAGGTGCACTTGAAAATGGTTATGGAAATATGTATTTTCAAAGAACATTAGACGACTGGTCTAGATTTAATATAAATGCTAGAACAAAATATGATGCATCTATTAGTTCTGGTTTAGCTATTATGGCTTGTAATAAAAATAAATATAGACCTATACCACTAAGAACTAGAAAAGAAATTAACTTAGGAATAAGAAGATACAACAATGACGGATCTATGTCACAAATAATATAATGCATGAAGATAACGAATACTTATAGCTCTTTCCCAGATCAGGTAGTACCTGATGAGGTTAAATCAAGCATGGACTACGGCAAGCAAGTTGCTCAAGCTATAGAAGGCGATTGGTTTAGCGGGACTAGGTCTGGAGTTGAAAACAGATTTAATACTAATTACAATAATTTTAGAATGCGTAGGTTGTATGCTAGAGCAGAACAACCCGTGCAAAAATATAAAGACGAGTTAGCTATAAATGGTGACTTAAGCTATTTAAATTTAGACTGGAAACCAGTTCCTATAATACCTAAGTTTGTAGATATAGTTGTTAACGGTATGGACGATAAGCTATATGATATAAAAGCTTATGCGCAAGACCCAGAATCAAGACGAACAAGATCTAAGTATGCTAAAGACATATTAAGAGATATGCAAGCTAAAAGTTTTTTAACAGAAATACAAAACACTCTTAATTTAAATATGTTTAACTCTGAAGATCCTGAAGAGTTACCAGAAAATAAAGAAGAATTAGACTTGCATATGCAGTTGAGCTATAAACAGGCTAGTGAAATAGCTGCTGAAGAAGCTATCAATAATACACTAGCTTACAATAAATATGATTTAACTAAAAAAAGAGTTATTGAAGATTTAGTAGTATTAGGTATTGGAGCTGTTAAAACAAATTGGAATAAATCTGAAGGTGTTACTGTTGAATATGTTGATCCGTCGCGTATGGTGCATTCATATAGTGAAGATCCTAACTTTGAAGACTTGTGGTATGTAGGTGAAGTAAAGCCTTTATCTTTGGCTGAGTGTAAAAAACAATTTCCCAACTTAACAGATTCAGAATTAGAAAGACTAGAACAGTATCAAGGTAATAGTAGCTTTTTATACAACTGGAACGGCAGAAGAGATGGTAATGCTATTTATATTTTGTTTTTTGAGTATAAAACATACAGTGAACAAGTATTTAAGATTAAAAAGACTGCAACAGGTTTAGAAAAATCATTAGAAAAACCAGATACTTTTAATCCTGAGTCTAACGATAACTTTGACAAAGTTAGTAGATCAATAGAAACACTATACAGTGGTGCTAAAGTTTTAGGTTATGATATGATGCTAGAGTGGAAGTTAGCTGAAAATATGACTAGACCAAAGTCTAATTTAGTTAAAGTTAACATGAACTATAATATATGCGCACCTAAACTTTACCAAGGTAGAGTTGAAAGTTTAGTAAGTCGTATGATGGGATTTGCTGATATGATACAGCTGACACATTTAAAAATACAACAAGTAATATCTAAAGTAATACCAGATGGTGTTTATTTAGATGTAGATGGGTTAGCAGAAGTAGATCTTGGCAATGGTACTAGCTATAATGCTAAAGAAGCTTTAAATATGTATTTCCAAACTGGTAGTATATTAGGTAGATCAATGACAACAGAAGGTGATCCTAATCCTGGTAGAATACCAATACAAGAATTAGTAAAGAGTGACGGCGGTGGCAAAGTAAATTCTTTAATACAAACTTATCAGTATTATTTACAGATGATAAGAGATGTAACGGGATTAAACGAAGCAAGAGATGGTAGTGTTCCTAACTCTGATTCTTTAGTGGGATTACAAAAACTAGCTGCTGCTAACTCTAATACAGCAACTAAACATATATTAAATTCTTATTTATACTTAACAGTTAAAACCTGTGAAAATGTAGTATTAAGAACATCTGACAGTATAGAGTTTGCTTTAACTGAAGAAGCTTTAAAGAATAGTATATCTACTTGGAGCGTTGGTCAATTAGCAGATACCTCTCAAATACACATGGCTGATTTTGGTATATACTTTGACTTAATACCAGATGAAAGAGAAAAAGAACAATTAGAAGCTAACATACAAGCAGCACTATCTAGCGGTAGTATAAATCTAGAAGATGCTATAGATATTAGATCTATAAATAATCTTAAGCTAGCTAATCAGATGATTAAGCTAAAACGCAAGAAAGCTGCTGAAGCTGCGCAAGCCGCACAACAAGCTAATATACAAGCGCAAGCCCAAGCTAACGCACAAGCAAGTGAGGCTGCTGCATTAGCAGAAGTTCAAAAGCAACAAGCTATACTAGATACTAAACTGAAGTTTGAAAAAGGTAAATCTGGTTATGAAATAGAGCGTATGCGAGTTGAGTCACAAATTAAACGAGAATTAATGGATTTAGAATTTAATTATAACATGCAGCTTGGTGAACAAAAGATTATAAAAGAAAAACAAAGAGAACAAGACATAGAAAACAGAAAAGATAAACGTGCTAAAATAGTTGGCACACAACAAAGCGCTATGATAGATCAAAAGAAAAATGATCTAACACCTATAGACTTTGAAGATGAGCAGGGAGCAACTGCTTTGAATATTTAATTATTTATATTATATTATATTATGGCAATAAAAGAAAAAGTAGACCTGCCTGTAAACGAAGAAAAGGAAGGTTTAAAAATAAAGAAAAAGCCTGGTAGACCTAGAAAAATGGTAGAAAAGCCAGCGGTAACAAAAGTTGAACTAAACAAAAAAGAAGATGCCGTTCAAGAGCAAAGCACAGGAGTCGTGGATGAGAATAAACAAACCAAAGCTTTGGAAAAAGTGGAGGAGAGAACACCCGAACCAAAACTTGAAGAGTCTACGCCGGAGAGTAAAGAAGAAGTAGTAATAGAAGAAACTGTAAAAGAAGAAGCTAAAGAACTACAAAAAGAAGCTCAAGAAGCTATACGAGACGAAAAGGTAGCAGGTACACAATTACCAGAAAACATAGAAAAATTAGTAAACTTTATGTCTGAAACAGGAGGAACTGTAGAAGACTATGTTACGTTAAATAAAGATTATAACAAGTATGATGATAATCTACTTGTAAGAGAATATTATAAAAAGACTAGACCACATCTTAATGATGAAGAAATAAATTTTGTTATGCAAGATAATTTCTTATATGATGAAGAAGTGGACGAAGAAAGATTTGTACGTAAGCAAAAACTTGCATACAAAGAAGAAGTTGCGAAAGCCAAGAACTTTTTAGAGCAAATGAAAAGTAAATATTATGATGAAATCAAGTTGAGGCCATCTGTTACTAATGAGCAGAAAAAAGCTATGGACTTTTTCCAACGATACAATAAAGAACAAGAAACATTATCCCAAGCTAGGAATGAGTTTTTAAACAGTACTAAGAGTTTTTTTACTAATGATTTTGAAGGTTTCAATTTTGAAGTTGGTGAAAAAAGATTTAAGTATAAAATAAATAACCCATCCGCTATGATAGACACTCAAAGTGATGTAGCTAAAATTATAAGTAAATATACTGATGATTCTGGAAGCATTGTAGATATGAGCGGTTATCATAAAGCATTATACGCGGCGAGGAATGTTGATAAATTAGCAGAGCATTTTTATGAGCAAGGCAAAGCCGATGCTACTAGAGATATTGTTGCTAAATCTAAAAACATTAGTCAAGATCCAAAACCAATGGATACTGGTGAAACATTACCTAATGGTTGGAAGATTCGTGCTATAAGCGGTGTTGATAGTTCTAAATTGAAAATTAAGAAAAAATCATAATAATAAAAACAAAATAAAATGAGTTTTGTAAACACAGGATCGTTCCCTGCTTCAATTAAGCCGATGCCAAATCAGGTTACCGTACAGGATAACTATATTGATTTTAACGACGGTTCATTTAATCAGTGGGCGCAACAATATCTACCAGAGCTTTATGAGCAAGAGGTAGAAAGATATGGAAACAGAACATTATCTGGTTTCTTAAGAATGGTTGGCGCTGAAATGCCGATGACATCGGATCAAGTTGTTTGGTCTGAACAAAATAGATTACACATTGCATATAATGATTGCTCTGTTGCAGCTAACGCTGGATCTAGTATTACAATTACTATTACGCCAGGTACTGGTAACCCAGCTACTTCCGCTATTAGAGATGGTAACACTATATTAATTACTGATAACGCTACAGGTTTATTATCTGCAAAAGCTTTAGTAACTGATAGAACTTCTGGTGTTTCTACAGATGGTTATACAATTGATTGTCAACTATATGAAACAACTGCTGCTGCTTTACCAAGCGGTTTAACAGGTGCAGGAATGAGCTTATTTGTTTATGGATCTGAATTTCCAAAAGGAAGTAACGGTATGTCTGGAGCTATCGAGCCAGGTGTTACAACTTTTGTTAACTCACCAATTATCTTAAAAGATAACTATGAGTTAAGTGGTTCTGATGCTGCACAAATAGGTTGGATAGAAGTTGCTACTGAAGATGGTACTTCTGGATATTTATGGTATCTAAAAGCTGAGTCTGAAACTAGACTAAGATTTGAAGACTACTTAGAAATGGCAATGGTTGAAGGTGAGCTTCAAGCTAACACTGTAGCTTTTGGTGGAAACTTTGGACCAGGTGGTGCTTCTCAAAACATCAAAGGTACTGAAGGTTTATTTGCTGCTATCGAATCAAGAGGTAATGTATACTCTGGTTT